ACCAATAATCGACTGATTGTTTGCAGGACTGATAATCTGGAATGGAACTGCCGCCAGATTTTTTAACTCCGCCTCCGATTCCTCATCTTGCGGCATGTGTAAATTCATTTCATCTCCCGATGAATCCCCAGTGTTTCCAAAGGGGGTGGACTGTATCTTAAGCAAGTTCGGGATGGCTAATCCTTCATTACTCACCAACACCCGTTCAGTCTCTGAGTGCCTTCCATAGTCTACCAATCGACCTTAGGAAGTAACACTGCGGATTGCCCAATTCTTTGACATTATTACCATTGGTTTCGGCTATTAACCGAGTTCCCGTATGATGTTTCCATTATAAGGTGGTAGTCAAAGACTCTAAGGGGTTTCCCGCATCAAGGTGTTTCGCCAAATGATTCTTTAAATATATAATAAATTCTTTTGCATTTTGTTTGCTTTTTTCTAAAGGAATATGAATACCACCAAAATCTGCTTTATGTTTATCTATATATACATACCATCCATATTGTTGCTCGTCACGGTTTAAAGGTTTTATATACTTTTCTATATCTTCATCTATTTTTATAGTACCTTTAAACCGTTCAAGTTTCTTATCTTTAAAATAGTTAACCAGACCATCGGACACTCTTTTTTTGCTTTCATCGCTATGGATAAACACACGACCACCGTTTTTAAGATTATACCCATGTGGATATAAACTATTTAACTCTTTGATGTAGTGTTTTTCCATATGATCAGCATCCTCAACTTTACAGCATTCAATCATTTCAGTTACAAAATTATTAACACCATATTTTCTTATGGCATTATTTAAATAATGTGACTGATTTTTTTTAGCTGAGAAAGCTTCGGAAATATGAGATTTAAATCTCCCTTCGTGTCCATGTGGTCTGTATCTTTTATGGTTTAATATATGAGAAACCGCTTGTCCTACATATATTTTACCATTAGATAAGTTAACTATTTTATAAATTTCACAATATCTTTCAGATGGTAAGTCTAATATTTCTTTTTGCATTTTTTGGTATTCCGGTGGGTTCATTAATATTCCTTTATATTTATATTTAAGTAGTTTGTTTGAATCATTTGACTAGGAGGTAGCACGCTTTTAACGCCTCCTGTTTTCGACAGAGAGTTTATCGAAGTCTGCATTATAGGGTTTCGTATCACCGACATTCATGCGAAACGTATCGCCATGAAACATCACCTTCGCAATATGACACATCATGCTCATTCTATGAAGTGTAGGCTGACGGTTAAACAAGACACCGTCTCCATCCATAATATGTCGATGAACAATATCCCCATTCTCAATATGTATATTCTCGCGATCGGCATAACGCAGCGAAATATTCTCCCCATTTTTCTTCTCCAGAATCTTTGCTCCTGGATACTCATCTGGACCATTTCGAACCAACTTCACCAAGAAGCTCTTATTCAGATCATTCACAGTAATCGGTTTCGTAATATTTTTCGCAATTTTTAAAGGAATTCCCAGTTCTCGAATTGACAAATTTGGATCAGGTGTAATTACAGAACGCGCCGAAAAGTCAACACGTTTCCCCATTAAATTCCCCCTCACACGCCCACCTTTTCCGTTAAGACGATCCATGATTGATTTAAGAGGACGTCCAGATCTCTGTGCAACTTGACCAACTCCCGGTATATTATTATTAATTTGTGTCGCGACGTAGTACTGGAGAACATCGTGCCATCCGTCAATGACTTTTTGAGGCGACTTGTCATTTATTTTTTCCTGTAGTGTCTTATTCATTTTAATAATATTTACCAGAATGTGACTAATATCATCTTCGCTTCTTTGCTGTCCATCCATTTTAATCGAGGGTCGAACAGATGGTGGCGGAACGGCTAAAACTTGACAAATCATCCAATCGGGGCGCGAAAACTGTGGACTAAACCCCATAAATGATACATCCTCATCCGATATACGACGGAAAATCTTTATTACAATCTCGGGAGTAAGATGCATGGTCAAGTTTTTCTTGGGCTGGTCTTCGTCGCCACCGTCATCCGCTTCAGTATTTTCCCATTCAGCAATCAATGTCGCCATATCCTGTTTTTTGATTCTCTTCGGTTGGAGACACCCACAACCATCGTGTGTATCCTCGCCGCAACGCTTCACTTTACTGCTGTATTGAAATACATTTGTCCATCGGCTGTCGGGTTTCATTTCCATAAAACGACTATTTGTTTCCTTACTAATAAGGAGTTTGCTACATTTTATACACACACAACTGAGAATTTTTCGAATTGTTGTCAAATACTGAATATAAAATACAGGTCGCGCCAACTCAATGTGTCCAAAATATCCTGGCGTCTGCATATAGTCCAGACCATCTGTTGGACAAATCATGCCGGGTTCCAGTACACCCATACGCGAGTCAAATGGTCCACCAATGACAGGTCTATTATTTTCATATGTATTTCGATCCGTAATATGTGCAACCGACGACTTTCTAATTTCTTCGGGCGACATTATACTAAACTGGATGCCGATAATTGGAGATACATTTTGTACTGCTAATTTTGATTGACCTTTTTGAGAAAACATTTCCTTCTTATATTAATAGAATAATATTTAGATTGTTTATCAATTTTCTTAATTATAAAATAATATTTAATATATAAAAATATAAAACACTGCTTTTATCCTTAAAAGAATAAATTATGTATACACATACATATTCATTGTTACCTCTATTTTTATACAATAAAATAATAAAAAAATATTAGACCATTTATCGTTATATTATTTATTTTTATATATTAAATATTATTATATATATTAAATTGAAGCTATCTAAAAACATTAATATATATATGTATATCACATAAACACGCGATCACAGCTTATAATGCCAAGAAATATCAAAAAAATCTCTAAAAACAATGATAAGAAAACCAAAGAAATCGACAATCGAAAATATAAAAAGGGAGAAGACTCAGGTGACGAGAGTGATAATCGTGGCAGTGGCAGTGCTAGTGAAAATGAAAATGAAAATGAAAATGAACCGAATGAGGTAGAAAAAAAAGAACGGGAAAAATTTGATATGAAGGAATATCGAAAAATGTTGGCTGGAATGTTCCCTTCCAAATACACGAATGATCGCATTTCACAGCTTGAAAAGCTCGAATCATCTAAATTGGATACAAAAAAATCAGGCAGTTATTCTAAAAAAAAATCGGTAGAATCAGGTAAAACTACCCAACAACCCGAACCTGAAGTACCAAAAAAAATCACGAGAAGTATGGTAAAAGTAGATAAACAAGATATAGTAAAGAGCAAAAAAAAGAGTGGTCATAATCCACCGCCTCCGGTTGTAGATGACAACGCACACGATGATACATCAAGTACGAGCACAACATGCTCCGATAATAGTTATAGCGAAAGCGATGAAGAAACATTTTCGGCTGGTTTTGGGGAGTTTGCAAAGGAGCAGCTACAAAAAGGGAAATTTAATATTGTAATCAATTTGATGAATGATAAGAAGCATGGTGGAGCGAATAAAGATGGTTCTGGTTCTGAATATGATTCAGAGTCGGAGGAAGGGTGGGAGTCAGATTATGACGACGAAGATTATGATTCTGAAGAGGAATATGATTCCGATGACTCCGACGACTCTGATGATTACGACGATTCTGACGACGAATCAGATGACCCCGATTATTGCCCTGATGAAGATGAAGACGCAACTAGTGGTGATATTAAAATCGGCAAGGACGTCAACCGCAACAAACAGTATAATAAGCATGGTATTGCTAATCAGGAGCATGTATCTAAAAAGTCAAACAATGAATCAGAATCATTAGAAACAATTCATAAAATAAAGGAGCAAATGGAAGGATTATTAAAATTAAACAAACATGATAGTATTGCGCGCGAAACGCTTAGTACTATGGTAAAAAAGGAAAAAGAATATAAAAAAGTGGAGGAACAAAAAATGAAAAATAAGAAGAAACATCATGTAAAGCAGTTCAAGAAGATGTTGCGCAAGAAAAATTCGACAAATGATTTAAAGTACTTTAAAGACAACTTGTCTACGGAGGAGCAGACGGCTGTTTTAAAAGAGTTGGAGCATTTGAATAAGTTGACGATTACGGATAAACCATATCGTCTCTCGCTGTTGCAGTCTGATATTCCCCAAGCATTCAAGGCGATTGCTTTGAAGAAAATTACGAACTTGCGGCACATGGAGCCGGGAGCGGGTGAGTATTATAAAATTAAAAACTGGGTTGACACTTTTATGCAAATTCCGTTTGGTAGATATAGTAACCTTCCTCTTACTATTTCGGATGGTATTGAAAAATGCCACGACTTTATGGAGAACGCTAAATCGACGCTGGATGGTGCTGTATATGGACTAAATGACGCAAAAATGCAGATTATGCAGATGTTGGGACAGTGGATTTCAAACCCAAAAGCAATGGGAACGGCAATTGCGATAAATGGTCCCATGGGTACAGGTAAAACGAGTCTCGTGAAGGAGGGTATTAGTAAGATTTTGAATCGTGAATTTGCGTTCATCCCTCTAGGTGGTGCGACGGATAGTAGTTACTTGGAAGGGCATTCGTATACATATGAAGGAAGTACGTGGGGTAAAATTGTTGATATTCTGATACGCTCAAAGTCCATGAACCCTGTGATATACTTTGACGAGTTGGATAAGATTAGCGAGACACCAAAAGGTGAAGAAATTATTGGAATTTTGACACACTTGACTGATACGACACAGAACTCGCAATTTCATGATAAATACTTTGCCGAGATTGATTTTGACCTCAGCAAGTGTCTCTTTATCTTTAGTTATAACGATCCGCTTAAAGTGAATCCGATTTTGCTCGATCGTATGTATAAAATTAAAACAACGGGATATAAAGTAAAGGATAAGATTGTTATTGCTAAGCAGTATTTGATTCCTAAAATTCGATATGAAGTGAATTTCAAGGAGGGTGATATTATTATTCCTGATACGACGCTTAACTACATTATTGAGAATTATACTGACAAAGAAGATGGTGTGCGAAATTTGAAGCGCTGTATTGAAATTGTATATAAGAAACTAAACTTGTATCGCCTTGTAAAGCCGGGAACTACTTTGTTTGAAAATGATAATACTTTATTGGTAGAATTTCCGTTTACAGTTACATCCGAAATTGTAAACAACCTTATCAAGAAAGATGAGAGTAGTCTGAACAGATCCGCCATCAATATGTATTTGTAATATACACCTTTGAAAATTTGTATATGAATTTTGATAACATATATATGACTATCACTATATCTATATGGTGTTGTATATAAACACATCATATAGATTTTACTAATGTTTTTATTGCTTTAATGTTATAACAATTAAAACTCGTTAAAATAAGATGTTTTATTATTGGGAATTGTATGATTTCCTCCACGCATTATCAAATGTTGTAACTGTTTCTTTGATAAACACGCACAACCCATGCTACTCGTATATGTGCTCGGGCAACACGATGGTTGAAATTTAGTATCTTTGAAGAAAAACAGTTCCCCCTCGGGAAGAGGAATCTCGGGACCACTATTATACTGGAAACTATCTAATTGATTTTCTGTCCCCATTCCTTTGGAGTATCGTACTGCGTCGGATACCCATTTTGTTAAATTAATATCTTCACTTTGAGTATTTTTAATATCTGACCAAGCGAGAGGTCTTGAAACACGGAATGATTCTTTACCAGTTGAGGGAACAGTATCTCCTCCCTCTTCTTCTTCTTCTTCTTCTTCAACGCCTGAACTGCCCAAACCACCTATCATACTAGGCATAGGCATAATATCACCGACAGGATTAATTGTATCTCGCGCTTTTGCAAATGCTGCTGTCATTGCGTTTCCGCCACCCCCACTGGCATCCCCTTCAACAGTAACGCCTTCTTTTACGTTCATGCCTTCCAATAGTCCGTAATTTGTTCTACAACCACACAATGCAAATGCACCTATCAAAATACCAAGAACTATACAAATAGCAATTAATGAAAATCTAGATTTTAATATATTTTTCATATTTCTTATACATAAATCTTAGATAAAAATAATTATTTAATGTATAAATTGTATAAATTGTATTTATTTCCTAAATAAATAATTATTTTATATATTATTTATAATGTCATAAAAATATAACAATATTGTAACAAATAGTTAAATATCTTTTTGTCTATCTTGTTTTTTATTTCGGGTTTTTATTTCGGGTTTTTATTTCGTTTTTTCTATTACCGACGCTGTAAAAACAACTAAAACAATAATCATAATCATAAACGCAACGTATATTACTGTGAGACCAACAGGAACCCATAAGTACAACCCAGCAAGTGGTATAGTAAATACAAAAAGAATAAAAAATAACCAAATAGCCCATGCCGCATAAAGTCCAACAGCCATAAGTATTAGAATGATAGATTCACCAAGCAAAATGACATAAAATACAGATGCGCCTGCTTTATACGCTGAAAAAAATATATGTAAAATAGTATTTAAAATACCTTCTCCTTTATTAAGAGCCGACTTGACTTGTCGAATCACTTTTGTCAATGTTGATGAGAATGATGCTTGTTTTTCGATGACTTTACTAGTTTCTGTTTTCATAGTATTAACTCTAAAAAATGATATCGCTCCCATTAAATTTGTAGTAATGCCTGTAAGAATAGCTGTACTCGCGCTGATCAAAATAGACGCTGCTTCTAGTGGCGCAAGAGCAATTTGAATAATATCCTTCAAAATTACTTCGGAGCATTCTGAGAAATTTTTTATAGTATATTCTGTATTTGTCATATCTTTTGGTTCTATAATCATACCTGCAAATGGCATGTACAATGGGTTACATTTGTTTATTGCCCAATCTTTTTTTACAATTTCTTTGTTATTTTGAATATTCAAATAAATATAATAAAAAATAACAATTAATATCGCGAATACTACAAATACGATCGACCCTCCATATCTTTCTAAATATGACGCTTTTACATAAATATCATTTATTTTTTTTAATATAGGTGTTATGGTTGATATTGGTGATGGTGCTGCCGCTGTTACTATAGATGGTGATGATGCGGCTGTTGCTGTTGTTGCTGTTACTATAGGTGGTGCTGCTGCTGCTGATTGAGTCATATATACTAAATATATAAATTAGTATTACTATATACATAATCTATAATAATTCATTTTTATCGTATAAATTATTATACGATATATTTTAATTTATATCGATTTTAACTATCCGACTGGTAGAGCATTTAATAATCTACCAGGTAAAGCATCCCATGTCGACTGAGCGGTTATACCACTCGATTGTAGCAAGTACAATGAGCCTGTATATACACCCGTAACTTTAGACATCATATCTTTTAATTTGACCACCAAATACTGTAAGGTTAATCCAATATTTCCAAAAACGTTATACAGGGAAGAAAAGTTGTTTGCAACAGTATCTCGTATATAAGAAAACATTCCCATTGAATTTTTATTTGTATTTACAGACGTCTTTATGTTTTGAGAAACAACGGCATTCGTGTAATTAGAAGGAGCTAAAAATGGTCCCATAAAGTCGGTCTGCATCGTCTGAATACAATATGTGAAATTTTTCATTACATCGTGTCCAAACATATTTGCAAAAGGCATTACTAAAGGACTACATCTATAAATAGGCCAATTCTTCTCAATATTCTTTTTACCTATTGCTAAAATATTTGCAATATATAAACATATGAATACAACTATAATGAATATTGTGTTTAATAAATCGCTTGTCTTCATATTAAAATATAATAATAATATATTATTTTAAATTATTATATTTTACATCATTATTTTACATCATTATTTTACATCATTATTTACCTACCACTATACATTATAATGCCAATCTAGCGTCTACCACCATATCGTCTACTTCTACACTTGCGTCCAATACTTTTTTTATATCTTATCCTTCTATGATTTGACATTTTTCTTCTACTCATACCTCCACCTGAAAACTTTGATTCAACTGGTGCTAAAGGCTCTGGTGGTACATTTGAAGCCGTTACTTGTGCTTGAAATAACCCCCCAGATAATTCTTTCAATGTATTTATTTGGTCGGCAGACGCTCCACCTGGAATAGGAATTTGAATTTTATTATCACTTGTGGTGGCGGGAGTAATATTATTTCCTCCTCTAAATATTCTCTTATTATTTTTTTTATTTTTACTATGACGGCTCTTTCGTGTTTTATTATTGTTACAACCTTTCATTACCTTTGTTATATTATGGTTTCCACGTCTCTTATATGTCATCTTTCTTTTCATTCGATAACTTCTGCCTCTACCTCTGCCTCCGCCTCTCAAACTTCCATTCCCCACCGCATTTAGCGATTCTGTTGCCGCCAATCTATTTGCAAAATTTTGGTCTCCAGTATTTATCGCTGGCATAGATGGAAGAGTTAATGGTGGATCCGTTATACCTACTTGGCCTCCGCTTTGTGCTACACCTTGTGATGTTGTTTCGGGTAAAAAATTACCTGCGCTCATTTATGTATCTATATATAAACTATATATAATTCATTAAATAATTCATTAAATAATATACAATTCATTAAATAATATACAATTCATTAAATATGTAAACAAAGTTATTGTTATTTTACATTCGTTATAATTTAAATATAATTTTAAAAATATAATATATACCATACTAATTCGTATATACCATTAACTAGATACCAATGAACCCACAAGAACGTTTACAACTGGATAAATTAATACGCGCAAATGATGTCGCCGATAATACAAATAGTATACGTGAATTGAAACATAGTAAGCCTCTAGGCGATGATATTATGACTCTCCTTAAACTTAAGAAAGAATATCAAAGATTGTCTAAAAGTAATCCCAGTCAATTTGATAATATTTGTGTATCTAGATGCCCTTTTCTTTTTAATAACTATACAGACATATTTAACAAGGTGAAAAAAGACGAAATCGATTTGAATATTCTTTTCCAATTAATTTACATCCTTAAGCAAATCGAAGATGGAAAACTAGACCAGCATACAGGTTCATATGAAGTCGGCAAATTATTGAAGAGTATTTATATTGATAGTGCTATTAAAAAGGCGGATAATATCAATAAACAACACGAACATTCCCGTGGTAACGGAAACAAGGAACATTCAAAGCCACCATCAGTGAAAAAGATTTCATGGTCAGAATTCAAATCAACAAACATGTCTACATCTACATCTACATCTACATCTGTGCCTACGTCTGCTCCCTCATCGTAATATTAGTTACAACATGAATATATCTTATGTATATCCAAAATTGAACTAATTAATATTACATTTATAAATATATAAACACAACACCATATACTACTTAGTTCTATACGTATAAACGTATCATTTTCGTACAAAATACCCAGATAATCATGTCTAAACGCCCAAAATTACCCACATCAAGGGCGACAGGGTCAACAATAACATGTCCTACATCCCCTACATCCCCTACATCCTCTACATCCCCTACATTGGTTATCGTAGAGTCTCCAGCAAAATGTAATAAAATAGAATCTTACTTAGGCCCTGGATATAAGTGTATAGCTACATTTGGTCATTTTAGAACACTCGATGGTTTAAAATCAATTCATATAGATAGTTTCAAGCTTACCTTTACAACTATGGAAGAAAAATCAAAACAGATTTCTCGTATTAAAAACGAAATACAATCATGTATGGGAAAAGTTATTATTGCCACAGATGATGATCGCGAAGGCGAGGCAATTGGTTGGCATATTTGCGACATGTTTAAACTACCCGTAGAAACAACACCGCGAATTATTTTCCACGAAATCACAAAGACTGCTATTGATCGCGCAGTAAGTACACCGGGAACATTAAACATGAATTTGGTATATGCACAATTTGCTCGACAAATTTTGGACTTGTTGGTCGGATATCATATTTCACCGCAACTTTGGACACATATTGCGTCAAATGTTAAAAATAGTTTATCAGCTGGTCGATGCCAAACACCAGCCCTCCGATTGGTGTACGATAATCAGAAAGATATCGAATCATCCCCTGGAAAAATGGTATACAATACAACGGGATATTTTACCAAACTGAATTTACCTTTTACGTTGAGCCGTCATTATGATATACCACAAGACGTGGAAGAGTTTTTAGAAGAGAGCGTCAACCATGACCATGTCTTTAGTTTAACGTCGCCTAAAAAAACTACAAAAAATCCGCCTTCCCCTTTTACCACTAGTGCGTTACAACAG